TCAGGAAACGAAAAAGTCGAAATACATGGTCCCGGAAGCTTTTTCATAGACGATACGATCCACGATGGAGCGGAGCAGAAGTCCTTTTTTCTCGGCTGGTTCTTCTGGATTTTTCAGAATATCATTGATGTTTTTTATCTCTTTCCGGAAATCTTCTTTTGAGATTGTTTCCGGCGGGGCGGCGGGCGTAAGAACGCGGTCCAGTTCTTCCTGCAGGCTCTGTCGTTCTTCGACGAGCCTTTTTTTGTTGGCGCCGTATTCTTCCAGCGTATCAATCCCATTTTCGAAAGCCATTTTCACACGGGATTCCCGGACGGACAGGTGTGCCAGAGCCTGCTGCAGCCGCTGGATGGTCTCATCGTCTTCCTGTTCCTGCTTCCGGTCGCGGACAGTGAAGGAGAAATCCGCACCGGCGAGGATATCATCGAAGTAGCGGTAGACGGTCCGCTCTGCCTTGGCAACTGTGATCGAGTTGGAGCCTTTATGGAAGCCTTTTGCATATTTCCAGCATTGAAAGTACGGACAAGATGTGTTCCCGGCCGTTACCGTCATCGTAGCGCCGCAAATTGGACACTTTAAGAGACCGGAGAGCCAGTGGCGGCAGGTTGACGAGTTGCGGCTCTTAGGAGAGCGTCTGCGGGCATCCATGCGCTTGATACGCTCCTGATAGCGTGCCGGATCCAGCCGCGTCTCGTGGGTACCGTCGAAGGAAATGCCATTCCAGATCACAGTGCCGGCATAGAACGGATTGCGCAGCACACGCTCGATGGAGCGGCGTTCCATCCGGTTTCCGCGTCTGGTGCGGTATCCAAGATCATTGCATTTGCGGGCGATCGCCGTCGGATCCAGATGCTCAAGATCATATTGGTCCATGATGTATTTGACAATCTGGTATTCCGCTTCATCGATCACAAACGGTTTGCCGCCGCCTGCCGCCTGGTATCCAAGACATGGCGTTGTCTGGTAGCCGTGCTGCAGAGCCTTTTCCTTCATGCCGCGCAGGACTTCACCGGATAGACGGATCGAGTAGTATTCGTCCATCCATTCGATAATACGCTCGATCAACGTACCGAACGGACCGTCGATCAGCGGCTCGGAGATACTGATCACATCTACATTGCTCTTTTTCAGCAGTGATTTGTAGACGATGGATTCTTCCTGATTACGGGCAAACCGGCTGTATTTCCAGACCAGGATCACGTCGATCGGGTGAGAATCCTGCTTTGCGAGAGCGATCATCTCCTGAAACTTCGGCCGCCGGTCCGCATGCCGGCCGGAGACGGATTCCTCGAAGATGAACTCTTTGGCGATGACAATCCCGTTTTTCTTCGCATAGTCCAGGAGCAGGCGCTGCTGCGCATCCGGAGAGAGTTCGGTCTGATCCGCGGTGCTGACGCGGATGTAGAGAGCACCATTTTTAAGTGCTGACATAATATCACCTTCTTTAATTTTGGGTATAAGAAAAACACCAAAACAAACGTTCTGATTGATTGGTGTCTCCGAAGATGATACAATATGTTTTGTTGAGAAACGGTATCATTCTTCGGAATGTTACTGAGCCGTCTTGGTGCTGTGAACACCAAGGCGGTTTTTCTTTTTTGAAAATCAAATACGGAAAAGACCCTGTATTTCTACAGGGTCTTCCTAATGAATAGTTGCCCGTCAGTTGCCTGAGGGCTATGTCTTCTATACTGCCGGATATCGGCTTTGTTTTCCTATTCATTATACCCAAATATATGTAAATGTCAATAAAATATGCAAAAAAATTTATATTTTTTTTAAACCTGTGAATTTTTTTATGATTTCGTTATCAATGCGATCAAGCATCTCATTTGATAATTTAACATTACTTAAAATATCATAATTGGTTTTAGGATCATAAATTCGTATCTTACTAATGGTTGTTATTTGCCCAACCAAAGCAATACTACCTTTTTTCATTTTGTTGATTTCAGTTTGCATTCTTGAGTGAAGAGAACTTTCCCTGCGCATATTTGCAAGATCTTTTTGCAAAGAATCCAATTCTGAAAAATTTTCAGAAGAATAATCAGATGGTGCAATTTGCTTAAGATGCTCAAGACGTTCCTGAGCATTTGCAATATTAGAGCTAAGATGTTTTTGAGTCGTAATAATTTTAGAATTTAAGCTGGTAAAAAGTTCATTCCCAAGATATACGCATCCTGGTTTTAAATGTTCTACATCAGTGGCAGGTTTAACAGAAGTCAACGGGACTACAGTTATCACAGGAGAATTAATAGAATTATTTTTTTCAACAACGACACAGTAATGCAAGCCTCCCTCCTCGCTTCCGATATTATAGCCGAGATGAACTTTTATGATTTCCCCACGTTTGTATCTACGAAGAGAAGTTGAGCGAAATTTTGATTCAAATGAAAGAAATGTAGTCCAATGTTCAAGCCAAAAGCTTAATTTATCTGCTTTAGATTGAATTTTGGGATTTTCATCATTAATTAAAGAGTCAATATAAGTTTCGAGAGTTTTTAAAGATTCTTCTTTGTGTTTGCGTAAAGCTTCTTGAGATATTTTTCTACCCATATTTTTAGCTCCATGTTAAATTTTATTTCCAGAATTCCATCACCTGTAAAGATGGAACAAACCGGATTGCATAGTTATCTATTGTAACAAGATTCTCTCCATATTTTCTGCTGTAGCATTCCAGAGCTTCTTTTAAGTATTCTTCTGTTACCTGTAGGTATTCGGCCATCTCGTAGAGAGAACGGCAGTGGTGTTTGTAGCATTCGACGATGCCGATCAAACCGATCTGCAGGTCATATCCGCGGAGACGGGCACGGAGTTCCTGTTTTCTGTTCTGAACAATATCCTGATCCATAATATCTCCATAGCTTGTATAATGATGACCAAGTTCCTCAGCAAGAACACAAGATTTTTCAATAGATGAAAGTTTTTTCTCTATAGCTATATTTCCTGCATAATAAAATCCTTTTAATCCAGACACTTCTGATAGATCAAGTTCTACAATATTCAAATCATTATGTGATTTTTGCATTTCTTCATAAGTCAAAAGAATCACTCCTTCGGCCGTGCTGCAATAAGCAATTTTTTGTATTCTTCAATTTTTTGCAATTCTTCTGGTGTAAAATTATCCCCATCTTTATGTGCAGCAACAGTAGTGTTCATATCATCCCAGCCCATTAAGTAAGATGGTGTACAATCGAATATGCGAGCCATTTCCTCGATGGTGGAACGTTTTATATTCTCAACACGCCCATTTTCGTATTTTGCAACAGCGGATTTTTTTAATCCCAACTTTTCAGCGAGTTCTTCCTGCGTTAAATTATTTTCCAAACGACATTTTTTGATTCTGATTGCCATTGTACACATATATAGCACCTCCTTGAAGTGTCTTAATTTTACTACATTTTTAATGATAATGCAATAAAAATCTTAAAAAGTGTCTTGAAAAGACGAAAAAGTGTATTGACAGACAGCTGTAGCTATGATATTATTTGAGTGTCTTAAAAAGACACCATTCAAGAAACAGAAAGAGGTGAAAAAAAATGAATAAGAAAAAATTAGAGTCTGTAATGAAACTGTTTGATGATACGGGACAGACATTGGCAGAGTATCTTGGCATTGCGCGGCCTACTTTTTCAAATAAGTTAAATGAAACAAGAGGTGCAGAGTTTACGCAGGGCGAAATACGAATGATGAAAGAGAGATATAATTTAACGGCACAGGATGTGGATGCAATTTTTTTTGATTCAAAAGTGTCTTAAAAAGACACTGACAAGTGAACAAAAAACTGACAGAAGCACTATTCTATCAGTTTTTGCCTAATTTTGTTTACCCTATATATTTTGCAGATTGTTCACTTAAGCCCCCAACCGTTGCCGAAGCCCCGATCCGTTGCATACATGTTCAATCACATCTGTAGTGCCAAATGCTTCTATAAAATATTTCGTCACTTACGCAGTCTTAGTTCTGCAAATAAAAGATTAGCCCATTAGCTGACGAATATGAGAAAGACTATGATAGCTCATAAAGGGAACAGGGCAAAGTCAAAAGTTTGGTCAATATAACCAGCTCCTTTCATTGCCCATATAAGGGTACAGACTAATTCTAACACTGTAACAAAAATATTACAATGGAAATAATAGGAGGAAGAATGAACAAAGTAAAAATTTTCAATTCAGAAGAGTTCGGAGCTGTCCGAACAGTGACTATTAATGGTGAACCATGGTTCGTGGGAAAAGATGTTGCGCTGGCATTGGGATATAGCTATCCGCAAAAAGCAGTTCGTGATCATGTATTGGAAGAAGACAGAGGGGTGAACGAAATGGACACCCCCTCGGGACGCCAAAAATTGGTAACTATCAACGAATCCGGCTTATACGCCTTGATTTTCGGAAGTAAACTGGACAGCGCGCAGCGCTTCAAGCACTGGGTAACTTCCGAAGTCCTTCCGGCGATTCGCAAAACCGGCGGTTATCGGACGCCAGCCCCGCAGGGAAAAGAGCTTCTTGCGTTGGCGGTGCTGGAAGCTCAGAAGACGATTGAGGAGCAGAACAAGGCAATCGAGCGAATGAAACCGAAGGAAATCTTCGCGGACGCGGTGAGCGCAAGCACCAGCTCCATCCTGATCGGCGACCTCGCGAAGCTCCTGCGCCAGAACGGCGTGGATATCGGGCAGAAGCGTCTCTTCGAGTATCTGAGAAACCATGGATACCTGATTAAAAGAAAAGGTTCCGACTGGAACATGCCAACGCAGAAGTCTATGAACATGGGGCTGTTTGAAATCAAAGAGAGCACACACATCGACGGAAATGGTTGCAACATCGTAACCAGAACGCCGAAGGCAACTGGGAAAGCACAGATCTACTTCGTGAATAAGTTTGTAGGAGGGATGAGCGATGACGATAACGGAGTGTAACAGTCCGGTAGCTGAGAACATTGCACGGATCATCGCTGAAAAAGGGCTGAAGCAGGTACATGTTTCTGAAAAGGCCGGATATAGCGCACACGGGCTGAGCGATATGCTTAACGGACGGAAGCTGATTAAAGTAAGTGATTTAGTCCGCATCGCGGCGGCACTTGATGTTGATGCAAATTCTCTTTATGGAATTTAAACAGAGGAGGAATAGGGTATGAATATTGCCGATAAAGAAATTTCTGAAATTCAAATCCTGACAGACAATAATGAATTAATCGCAAGCATTACGGATAAAGACATCATTGAACTTGATGGATATAAAGTTGTATGCGTGCCGACTAATGATGATTAACCGAGGTTATTGTTACGGGTTTTGTCAGGATTGGATACCGGTGTTGCCACACCATTGATTGTCCTAACATGATAATCGTCGTAATTTCCTTGACGTATTTGTCTTATAAATTGTGCACGGGTCATATCCTGACCAGTATAGTTGTCGTGAAATCTTTCGTTTCGACCAGTATTCGATTCGTGAGTAACAGTAATGTGTTTTCGCATGATAAAAATCCTTTCTGCGACACGCATAAGCAACCAGATAGTATTTTACTACAAATATGTTAATGAGTCAACATAAAGTATGGAAAAATATGTTCGACACAATATATAGACAAATGCTCAAAAAAAATCCCACAGGAAGGACCAGTTCCCATGGGACGAATACAAAAAAAACAATTTGCAACTACATAATAGCTCAAAAATGGTTATGAATCAATAGAAAATCATTACGGAGCCGGGTTGCATACGATAAGGAGATAAGGAAGAGGTGATGCCTTATGAAAGAAATCATGGTTGTTACTCGGATCACGATCGGAGGACAGCAGTATACAGCAGAGGAACTCGGAGAAGAGAAAGCAAAAGAGATCGTCCGCCAGCGTGTGGAAGCCGCGGTGGAGTCGATCGGGTATGAAAGGAGTAAGAAATGAAAGCATCAGATAAAACAGCGCTGGCGATCGGCGCGGTTGGTACATGGATTTACATCGGCGGCGTGGATTCGGATCTGTGGGGCCGCGCCGCCCTGGGAGCCGGAATGTTTCTTCTTGCGCTCGCTGGTAAGAAAATCGGCGATTATGTCGATGCCTGCCGCGAGGAGCAGGCAGAGCGGGAAGAGGAGCGCCGGGACGAGGTATTTGCGGCGTGGGTCCGGAGCGGATCGCTGAAATAAAATATCAAAATACGAAAGTGAGGAATAATGATCAATGGTTCAGATGATCAGACTGAAAAGCCATGAAGAATGGCTGAAGCACCGGGAACGGATCGGTGGGTCAGATGCGGCGGCGATTGTCGGGATGAATCCCTATAAAAGCAACGTTGAGCTGTGGCAGATCAAGACCGGGCAGGTGGTTCCGGAAGATATTTCTAATAAGCCGTATGTTAAGTACGGGACTGAGGCGGAGCAGTATCTTCGGGAGATGTTCAAACTGGATTTCCCGGAATATCAGGTTGAGTACGTGGATAACAATATGTTTTTCAATGATAAATACCCGTTTGCGCATGCGTCTCTGGATGGCTGGCTGACAGATCAGGACGGCCGCCGGGGCGTATGGGAATGCAAAACAACGCAGATCCAGCATCCCGGGCAGAAGAGAAAATGGGATGGCCGCATCCCGGACAACTATTATATCCAGATTTTGCACTACCTGATGGTAACGGAATTTGATTTCGTTGTTCTGAAGGCTCAGTTGAAATACGACTTTGGCGAAAATGTTTTTCTTCATACTAAACACTACAAAATAGAGCGGGCGGATGTAGAAACTGACATTCGATATCTGGAATCTGCAGAACGGGATTTCTGGAAACAGGTACAGGAAAGAAAAAGACCGGCACTTATTCTGCCGGAATTATAAAAATAAGACAAGGAGCACAGAAAAATGGAACTGAAAATGCATGAGTATCAGCTGCCGGAAAAGATTCTTTTCAACTATGAAGAATTAAAACGGGAGCTGACCGAAAAAGTATCACACTACGAAACACTGGTTTATACCGATGATCAGATTAAGGAGGCCAAAGCAGATAAGGCAGCGCTGAATAAGCTGAAAAAGGCTCTGAATGATGAAAGAATCCGTCGTGAAAGAGAATACATGGCTCCGTTCGCGGACTTCAAGACCAAAATTAATGAGATTATTGGCATCATCGACAAGCCTATCGCAGTTATTGATACGCAGGTACGTGCCTACGAGGAACAGCAGAAAGAAGACAAGCTGAAAAAGATTAAGGAACTGTGGGGAACACTGGCGATTCCGGAAGGGCTTACGTTTGAAAAAATCTACAGTCCGAAGTGGCTGAATGTATCTGTTTCGATGAAATCCATCGCAGAGCAGATGAATACCGCGATTGAGAAGTTCCATCAGGACATGGCCACGCTTTCAAATCTGCCGGAATTTGGCTTTGAAGCCCAGCAGGTATACATTTCCACTCTGGATATCAACAGGGCGCTTGCTGAGGGGCAGAGAATGGCTCAGGTGCAGAAGCAGAAAGAAGCATATGAGGCAGAGCAGAAACGGCGCAAGGCAGAGGAAGAAGCCAGAAAAGTTGCAGAAACAATGGAAATTCCGAAACAGTCAGAAGGAACTGGTGTGCCGCCGGTTGAGTCAGAATCCGCTGTTGAAACCGTGAAAGAGGCAGTGGAGCAGGCCATTCAGGAGAAAAAGCAGTGGGTTGCCTTCCAGGCACTGCTGTCAACGGACGATGCAATCGCATTGAAGGCATTTTTTGATTCAAGAAACATTGAGTTTAAGCCAATTTAAGGAAAGAGAGGATAAAGAGTCATGGCAGTACAGAACAGTTTACAGAGATCAAGAGGAAACCAGAGATTAGGCATCTCGGCGTATCTGACCGCGGATGCGGTTAAGAATCAGATTAATCAGGTAGTAGGCGGTAAGGATGGACAGCGCTTCATTTCCGCCATCGTTTCGGCGGTCAACACAAACCCGGCACTGCAGGAATGCACGAACCAGTCGATCCTCTCCGGTGCACTCCTGGGCGAGTCGCTGAAACTCTCACCTTCGCCGCAGCTTGGCCAGTATTATCTGGTGCCATTCAATGACAAAAACAAGGGCAAGGTGGCGCAGTTCCAGCTCGGATACAAAGGATATATTCAGCTCGCCATCCGTTCCGGTCAGTATAAAAAGCTGAATGTTCTTGCAATTAAGGAAGGTGAGCTGATCCGGTTCGATCCGCTGAACGAGGAAATCGAAGTGCGGCTGATCGAAGACGAAGAGGAGCGGGAACAGGCCAATACCATTGGATATTATGCCATGTTTGAGTATACCAACGGATTCCGGAAAGCGATCTACTGGTCGAAACGGAAAATGGAAGCTCACGCACTGAAGTATTCCAAGGGATACCAGGCTAAGAAAGGGTATACCTTCTGGGAAAAAGATTTTGACGGCATGGCATACAAAACCATGCTGCGTCAGCTGATCAGCAAGTGGGGAATCATGTCGATTGATATGGCATCCGCGATTGATTCCGATATGGCGGTTATCAACGAGGACGGCACTAAAGATTATGTTGACAATGACGCTACTGTGTTTGATATGGAACCAGCGCAGGAAGCTACGCCACAGCAGAGTCAGCCTGAACCGGCAGTACCTGTAGATGCAAAAGCAGCGTTGTTTGGAAATAACTAAAAGAGAGGGAACCAACGATGAATAAAGTGGAATTACAGAATCTGGTAGGTGGACAGCTCCAGGAGAAATTTGAGCGGGCTTTTGAAAGCGTGATTGAGAATCTGCAGGACCCGAATACCTCGTTCAAAGTAAAAAGAGGAATCACGATCAAGCTGAGCTTCACGCAGAACGAGAACAGAGACGATGTGTCCGTGTCTGCGCAGGTAGTCGAGAAACTGGCACCACAGCAGGATATGAATACAAAATTCTACATCGGAAAGGATCTGCGCACCGGCGAGGTGTATGCCGAAGAATACGGAAAGCAGATCCGCGGTCAGATGAGCCTGAATCTGAACGATTCCAAGGCTGAAAAGCAGACTGAGGTAGTGGACGGCACTGTCGTGGATACTGAGACAGGCGAAATTTTAAGTGGAAAAAATGAAAATGTTGTTGATTTCAGAAAGGCTGCCAAGTAGGCAGGGGAGGTAAATAGTCATGATTAAAGAAGCATTACAGTACATCGTAGGACTTGGAAAAGCAGAGGAACACATGATCAACGGAGTTTGCTATTCTGACAAGCCGCTGCATCGAATCGATACATATTACCCGAAGGCGGATGCCATCGAAATGCATACGCTGACAAGTCTCGTGGATTATATCAAGTCCGAAGTGGATGAGATGCCGCCGCGAATGATCGTGGAAGTGAAAAGCCCGACTGAAGTGGAACTGTATTCCAAGCTGGATCCCAACCGCGATCGTGAGAGCCTTGTAGTGGCGAGTGCAAGAGTTCCGGCCTTCGAATTTGACCGTTTCGTGGAGCATGAGAAATTCTGCATTAACCTGCAGTCTAAGTTTTTAAAAAGCGATGACCGTGAGCTGATTCTGAAGTTTGCCGGAACGGTAGAGGCAGGAAGTGTTTCGGAGTATGGGGATGATGGAGTGACGCAGAAAGCAACCATTAAAACCGGTCTGGCATCCAAAGGTGATGCGATCGTGCCGAATCCGGTGTGCCTGCGTCCATACAGAACATTCCTTGAGGTAGAACAGCCGGAATCTGCATTTGTTTTCCGCATGAAGCAGGACAACTATGGCAGCGTAATGTGTGCCGTTTTCGAGGCGGATGGCGGTGCCTGGAAGATGGATGCAACCCAGGCAATCAAGGAGTATTTGCAGCGAGAGCTTGATGGAATGCCACAGTTTACCGTTATTTCATAACATACGATAAAAATCTCACCCGTGCAGCCGGAAAATGACTGCGCGGGGCAGATAGAAAGGATAGATACATAGTATGAACAAAGTAATTCTGATAGGCCGTCTGTGTGCAGATCCGGAAGTGAGATATTCACAGAATCAGAATCAGACCGCCGTTGCACGGTATCGTCTGGCAGTGGATCGGAGATTTAAGAGGGAAGGGGAGCAGACTGCAGACTTCATCAGCTGTGTTGCATTTGGAAAAGTGGCAGAATTTGCTGAGAAATACCTGCGGCAGGGAACGAAGATTGCCATTACCGGCCGGATCCAGACCGGCAGCTATACCAATAAGGACGGTCAGAAGATCTACACGACAGACGTAGTTGTAGAAGATCATGAGTTTGCAGAAAGCAAGGGAGCAAGCGCTGGGAACAACGGAACTACACAGCGGGCGGTGGATTCGGATGGGTTTATGAATATTCCGGATGACATCGGAGAAGAGTTGCCATTCAACTAGAAGGGGGCGCAGTATGGGAAAAATCAATAGCAGAGAAAAGGGCGCCCGGTTTGAACGTGAGCTTGCCAGAACATTCCGAGATTATGGTTACACGGGGAGTCGCCGAACCGCACAGTATTGCGGAAATACGGGTGATGCCTCCGATGTTGTAGGGCTGCCAGGCATCCATGTCGAGGCAAAGCATCAGGAAAAGATGTGTTTGTATGACTGGGTAGAGCAGGCAAAGCGTGATTCAAAAGGAACCGGCGACCTTCCGGCGGTATTCCACAAGAAAAATTACGCGGAAGTACTGGTAACAATGCCGCTTGATGACTGGATGCAACTGTATCGAGAATGGGAAGCCGGGCAGGAGTTGGAAGAAGGTGAAAAAGATGTCGGATGTCAAATGGATTAAGATTACAACGGATATGTTTGACAATCGAAAGATCCGGCATCTGAGAAAACTTCCGGAAGGGAATAGCATTGTTCTGATCTGGGTGATGCTTCTTGCTATGGCAGGAAAATGCAATGATCACGGGAAAATATATCTGACGGAAAACATTCCTTATACCCCTAAAATGCTGGCGGATGAGCTGGATTTTGAAGAAAATACGGTTCAGTTGGCACTGCAGGCATTGGAACAGTTGGATATGATCGTGCTGGACGATGGGTATTTTTCCATCACTGGCTGGGAAGAGCATCAGAACATAGAAGGAATGGACCGGATCCGGGAACAGAACAGAATCCGAAAGCAAAGGCAGAGGGAAAAAGAACGATTGATTGCGGAAAGTCGCGGGATGTCACGTGACAGTCACGCAACAGAAGAAGATAAAGATAAAGAAGAAGAAAAAGATATAGATAAAGAGAGTAAAGAGAAAGCAACCTGCCAGCAGGTTGTGGATCTGTACCACTCCATCTGCATTTCCTATCCTCGGGTTATTCAAATATCTGAAGCCAGAAAGTGGGCGATTCAAGCACGATTGAAGGTGTACACATTGGAACAGATCAAGACTGTGTTCGAAAAGGCAGAAGCGTCAATGTTTATGAAAGGCGCGAACAAGCGTAACTGGACGGCTGATTTTGACTGGCTGCTTAATGATGCAAATATAGTGAAGGTTCTTGAAGGCAAATACGATAATGGGGCGTGGAATAAAAAAGCGGAGGAGGAGTGGAAAACGTCCCATAGCAATAAATTCAATAATTTTCAGCAGCGGGACTACGATATGGGCGCGTTGGAACAGAAACTGCTTGAAAAAGACCAGAGTGTGGGAGAGTGAAAATGGAGAAATATGATCCGTGGCACGCTGGTGAGCACCAAAACACGGTGCCGCCAGTGCCTGCGGTGGGAAGGAAGAGAAGATGCAGAAAACGCCGGAAAAGGTAGAGAAGCAGATCCTGGAACTGTTGAAAGCGGGCATGACGCAGAAGGCAGTGCGGGAAAAGTTCGGAGTCGGGCACGCCGTCATTCGCAGAATCGTGGAAGAGAACGGTCTTCTACGGGCTGATCGGGAACTTGAACGGCATAAAAAGCTGGATTTTCCCCAGTATCTTCTGGATGACTGGGACGAAACAAGAATTGAATTATTGGAAAGGGCGAGAAGATGGCAGTGATTGGAATTGTTGTGTTCTGCGGTGCGTTGGTTGGCCTGTTTGCCTGGTTACTGAACCGGCCAGAGCGTCCGAAGGATCCGGAAGAGGACCGGGAGCAGGAAGAATATCTTACGGAATGGAGCAGGAATCATGGGAAGAATGAAAAAAGCAAAGTGGAAAAGTAGAGAAGAGCACAACGACTATATCCATGCTGAATGCTCTGGTTGTGGCTTTCAGGTTGAGAGTTATGATGCCGTTGAAACAGGAAGATCCAGTACAGAATATATCAAAGCAAAATGGAAGTTCTGCCCGAAGTGCGGAGCTAAAATGACAGTGTAGAACAAACAGAAAGGAGCCAGCCTCCGGCCGGGGCAAGGGTATACCGGGCTTCTTGGAAAAATGGGAGAATTAAGCACAGAGGAATGGAAGCAGCATAAAAAAATACAGAGAAGAGTATTGAAATACCCGGGAAGCAAATGGAATATTGCATCTCGATTAGTGGAATTGATACCGGAACACCGTAGCTATGTGGAACCATTTTTCGGCAGCGGTGCTGTGCTGTTTAATAAGCCGGTGTCTGATATCGAAACAATCAACGATCTGGATCATGATGTCGTAAATCTTTTTCGGTGCATTCAAGAGGATGCGGAGCGTCTGCGGATGGTGCAAATAGAGAATCGTCCCGCACTCGAAGTTATAGAAAGATTTAATTACAGCAATGTTTTTATGTATATTGATCCGCCGTATGTCTTAGGTACCAGAGCGCAAAAGCAATACCGGCATGAAATGCTGGATCAAGATCATGAGGAACTACTGAAAGTATTACTGAAGAGCCGTGCGAAGATAATGATATCCGGCTATGAATCAGAGATGTATAACGATTATCTTGTAGGCTGGGAAAAGAAACATTTTTCCAGTTGCGCAGAAACGGGGAAACCGCGGACGGAAACTGTGTGGATGAATTACAAGGCAGATCCGCAAATGAGTTTGGAGGATTTTCTGAAATGAAAGAGTTGATTATAGATTGCTTTGCTGGCGGGGGCGGTGCCTCCGTCGGCATCGAGATGGCACTGGGGCGGCCGGTAGATATAGCGATCAATCACGACCCGGACGCCATCCTGATGCACAAGACGAATCATCCGAACACGCTGCATCTGACGGAGGATATCTTCAAGGTCAACCTGCGGAAATACGTCAAAGATCAGCATGTGGCTCTGATGTGGGCAAGCCCGGACTGCACGAGTCACAGCAAAGCAAAGGGCGGTAAACCACGGGAGCGCGGTCTGCGGATTCTTCCGTGGGCTGTGTACAAGCATGCTAAGGAGATTCTGCCGGATGTGATTCTGATGGAAAATGTGGAAGAAATACAGCAGTGGGGGCCGCTGGATGAAAAGGGATATCCGATTCCGGAGAAAAAAGGCGAAGATTACAAGAAATTCATCAGGTCGATGAAAAGCCTTGGATACATATTCGATTGCCGGGAGCTGGTTGCTGCCGATTATGGAGCACCGACCACCAGAAAACGATGGTATGCAGTGTTCCGGCGGGATGGAAAAGAGATCCGGTGGCCGGAGCCTACACACAGCAGAGAGAACGCCGGTTTGAAGCGTTGGGAAGAGTGCGGAGATTATATTGATTGGTCAGACCTCGGTACATCAATTTTTGACAGGAAAAAGCCACTGGCCGAAGCTACACAGAAGCGTATAGCCAATGGCATCAAGAAGTATATCATCGATACGCCTGATCCCTATATTGTGAAAGATAAGGATGCACTGGCATTTATCATCCAGTACCACGGAGAGACACGAGACGGAGATTCCAGAGGGCAGCTTCTGACGGAGCCGATCAAAACGATTGATACATCAAACCGTTACGGGCTGGTGACTGCATTCGTTACCAAATATCATAAATCCGGCGTCTGGCAGGGATGTGATGAGCCAATATATCCAATAGATACTTCATCAGGCGATTTTGGGATAACCGCTGCTTTCATCACAAAGTATTATAAATCCGGCATCGGACAGGGATGCGATGAGCCACTGCATACCATAACGACTTCGCCCGGGCATTTTGGGCTGGTGTCTGCGTTTCTGATCAAATACTATGGGGCTGGATGCGGACAGGTGCTCGACCGGCCGTTGGGGACAATTACTACAAAAGACCGGTTCGGACTGGTAAACGTGATTTTAAACATTAAAGGTGAAAAATATATCATCTATGATATTTTTCTTCGGATGTTGAAACCGGAAGAACTGAAGCTGATGCAGGGATTCCCGAAAGACTACATCATCAGCCGAGATTACAACTGGAAAAGTTATCCGGTTGCAAAGCAGGTGGCGCGGATCGGAAACAGCGTGGTGCCGATTATGGCGCAAAAGCTGGTAGAAGCCAACTGCCCGTACTTAAAAGTAGGGGAGCGGGCGCCGAACCTCAACATCGATGACAGCCAGGAGCAGTTGAGGTTTGCGTAAAATAGGAGGATTGAATATGAACAGTGAAGGCTATCGTGATCCGACCGCAGACAGGGCGATTCGAAATGCCGGCCGCCTGCCGAGACCGATTTGGAATGTGGTCAAGGCTGTACGGGAAGTCCTGAACGTGTCGCATCTGGAATTGGTCGAAATCAGAATGAGAGACAGAACAACCGGAAGAGAACATAAGTGGGGAGGTGATACCAATGGAGAAAAAGGTTCTGGAGCAGTACATAGACGCATGCGAGCTGATCAAAGAGACGGAAAAGGACATTAGACGGCTGAAAAAGAAGCGGAAGACAATCGTACAGACTTCCGTCTCCGGGAGCAATCCGGATTTTCCTTACAATCCGCAGCACTTCAAGATCGCAGGGACAGCATTCACGTACGAGGAGGACTCGCGCCTGCGGTACGAGGAGAAGATCTTAGAGGAGCGTAAGGAGAACGCCCAGCGGTTAAAAACGGAAGTGGAGCAGTGGATGAACCACATCCCGCAGAGAATGCAGAGGATCATCAAATACAAGGTTTTTGAGGGAATGAGCTGGAGCCAGGTAGCTAGTAAACTCGGGAGAAAAGCCACGGAGGGCAGTGTGAAAATGGAATTTCAAAGATTTTTCGAGAAAGAGTAAACTTTGTTACGTTTGTTACATATGTTACGATTCAAAATGTTATAGTGTATCATGGAAGAACGGCAGGAAGGGTTTCATCTTTTCTTTACCTCCTTGTGAATGTATTTTGAGCGGCGGTCAGGTGTCACAGCCTGGCCGTTGATTTGGCAGGCATCAGCCCGTGGAAAAAGCCCGAATGATGCACGGTGCAGATTGGTACCATGCACCTATTGGAACGTAGCTCAAGGAGAGCGCAGAGACGCCGGCACGAGGCGCAGGTTCGAGTCCTGCCGTTCCAACTCTCCATTGACTGGAGAATCATCCCCCATATACTTTTTCAAAACGTCCTGTAGAAATACGGGACGTTTTGTAGTATGATAGAATAAATTATGTGGAGGAAGATATGGAAAAAGAGATTACACTTAAAGATATTTATTTGGGTAGGGCGGATGGTTCCCAAGAAGCTGAGGACAAAAATTTTGAAAATCTTTTTTATAAAGGAAATAAAAAATACGATTTATTGAATGAAAATCACGACAAATTTATTATTTCTGGAAGAAAAGGAACCGGAAAAACAATTTTAGCCAAATATTTCGAAAAAGAAAAAAATAAAGAAGGCATTCCAACTAAGATTTTAAATAAAAGAGAACTTATTTTGAAATTGTATCTCGAAAAAGGAAAGTATGCGTTGGACAGACAGGAAACAGAACTGTTTATCGAATATACTCTTTTGTGTGAAATGTCAAAGTTACTGCTGGAAAACAAAAGAAAATTTTTTCAATTAAAAAATGTATTTAAATCTTGGAAAATATACAAAAATCTAAAAAAGTTAGAAGATTTGGTAGAAGATAGATTTCCAAGCCAAAATTATAACAGAGATTCATATAACACTACAAATAATTTTGAAACTGGAGTTAATAATGAATTGAAAAATGAAAATGTTGCTATAGGCGCTAATGCAAAAGCGGGATATAGTATCGATGAAAGATTTCAAAAAAGTCCTTATTACCAAATATTAGATAGTATAAAAAAGGCTTTGTTTTACTTAATGAAAATAGTGCCTGTAAATGTTATATTCGATGATTTGGATGAGATGGAGGAAAAACTGGATGAAAATGAGAATTTAATACGATTTTTGATTGATTTTATAGAAGTATCGAATGCTTTAAATACACAATTAAGAAAATATGGCATATTTAACAGCCGTATAATCATTCTTATAAGATCAGATATAATAAAGCTTTTAAATGAAAACTCGTCAAATTTAAATAAGATAATTTCTGATTCGGAAATTCGCCTAAACTGGATAAAAAAAGTTAAAGAGGATGAAATGCATCCACTCATGGAATTGATTGTAACCAAAATAAAGAAGTCAAATTCTGAATTGTCCAATCTGAGCAATGAAGAAATAGTGAAAAGATTTTTTCCTCAGAAAGTTAATGGCATTCCGGTGATGGATCACATGCTAAATTGTAGTTTTGGAAGGCCAAGAGACATTGTTACAATGTTAAATGTGATTAAAAACGAATTTCCTGATAAAAATTGTTTTTATGCAGATTTATTTAAAAGTACACAACAAGAGTATTCGAACAAATTTACAGATGAGCTGAGAAATGAGTTATCAACACATTATGAAGCATCAGTTATCAATGAATGTTTCAATATAATTCATTTAATAAATAAACGTACTTTTTGGATTTCAGATATAGAAAAAGTATTAGAAGAAAATAATGAAAAAATTTCTTATTTCAAAAGCAAGGAACAATTTGCTGATTTCATATATGCATATGGAATTGTT